TATTTTGGTTCTTTATGAGCTTATCGTAATAATGCTTTCTTCTTTTTTCGCCTAAGAATTCGTAGATGTTGTGGCAAGCAGATCCCATAGCAGATCCAGTATTATCTGAATCTGGGAGCTTTAAGATGTAACTACAATAGTAATCCCAACTGCAAGTATCTAAGCACTTGATTCTACTCGCTGATAGCGGCACTTTCGATTTTTTCATTTTTATTAAATTATCTAACAGAGGCAAGATCTTTTGAATAACCAAACTTTTCGAACCAAACTCTAAATTTAAGATCCCTATCCATTATACAAAAACTCAAACTCCTTATTTAATTTCCTAACTTTGGCCCTTAGAGACTTCGAAATGTTAGCTTTCGGCGCATAATCTATAATCCTCTGAATTGATTCCTTGTGGGCTTCTTCTGAAAAATCCAAAGATTCCCTCCACTCTTTTACCAACCCCTCTCCCTTCTCTCTCATATCTCCGAAGTCTCCAGACGGAGGTGGGTAGAACCAAATTCTATCAAGATCATAAACGTCTATCAACTTTAAAATAGAAGAAAGAGCGCCATCGAACCCTCTATTCTGATCTTCATCATTATTAAAGCTCAATACAATATCGCAATCTTTAGAAATAAGCCTTGAGATCAATCTTGGGGTCAAATTATTAGAAAAAGCCACAATGTTGTTTTTTACGCCTTCTTCAAAAAGAGCCATTGAATCTCCAATGGACTCAACAACAAAAAGTCTTTTTTCTTCTTGTGCTTTTTGTTTTACCCCTTCTACTGAAAAGTAAGGGTAGAACCAATCTGCGGCTTTGCCATAATGAAGCCACTTAACAGAATTACCATCAAGAACCCATCTGCCAGAAAATCCATGAATCTGGTCGTCCTCTCTAAAGATAGGAAATACAATTCTTCTGTAAAGCTTTCCGCCAGTAGCCAATCCGCAATTATATTTCTTTTGAGTGGCTTCCGTTATCCCTCTTTTTTCGTAAAACGAATAATCAGGCAATAGCTTTTTCAAAGCCTCCTTGCTAAATGTCTTTTCTTCTTTCAAAAGTTCTCTTGTGTGTCTGCTGAAATTGAATGAATTATTTTTTAAAATATAATCCACGTTATCGGTTTTGAATGTCTTTTTCAATAAGACTTCAAAAGGTAAGGCCCTTCCCCCTTCTACGAAGTCTGTCCATACGCCACTGTCTTTGAAAATAGAAATGGCAGTTGGATTATCTCCGTCTCTAAATACCGCTGAAGTTTGCCAGAAATGGCCTCTATCAGAAAGTTTGTATCCAGCATCTCTTAAAATTGTAGCATAATCTATTGAGTTCTCAGCTTTCATTCTTCTTTACTAAAATCCGTCTGGAAGCTCTTGGTTTGAATTAGTTTCGGCATCTAAGTCACTCCCTTCCCTGTTCTTTACAATTGATCTAAGATCTCCCCTATCTTTTACATTAAAGTTCTCGATACTTATATTAATGAAATTGTCTTTCGGCCCTTCTTCCGTTTCAATCGGGTTCAGGTGCGCGAATGGATCTTCCCCCAAATGTCTAGCGACAGTAGGGATCATTTTATGCGTTCCAAAACATTCTCCTTCGTCAACAATTTCCTCAATAGATTTCTTTCTAAGAATAAAAAGATGAGAGCAAAATTGAGTAATGTTATCAGAAAGAGAAACAATTGATTCGTCATCAGTAGCTCCGTTTCGAGCATTGTTGATTCCAGATCTATTAGCTTGAACAGACGTAACCATAGAAACCACTGGCTTTCCGTCGAATTTCAACTCTCTGCTGATGGTTTGTTTGAAATCGTGCAGAGTTTTCCCTACATAAGCCCATTCGCTTCCTTTACCTAGATTGGAGAAATCAGTCTTCAAATAGTCGAAAGAAAAGATGAGTTCATTACCTCTGCCAACTTCTGAAAAGTAAATTCTCTTAAGCGCCGAAGTCATTTCCTCAGAAGTCATACCAGCTACATTTTTGTAAAGGATTTTAATTCCTTTAATGTTTTTCCAAACCTCTCTTACTTTATCTACGACCTGTTTCGCACTAAGGTCTTGATAACCATGTGTCCTCCACTTTCCACTTTCAAGCAAATGAACTGGAATACCAGAGGCACAAGCTACCATTCTGAAGACTAGCTCTTCTTCAGACATCTCCCCGTTATCAAAATGCAAAACAGGAACTTTGTATTTGTATGCTGTTTTGAGTAAATAGTCTAACATCACAGTGGTTTTTCCAGCTTTTGAGCGAGCACAAAACACAAGGATATTCGCGGGTCTTAGAAGAGACCCATAAATTTTATTGATCGTTGGGTGGGGTCCCATATAGCCGACTTCTTCTGGCGGGTTCTCCCCTCTGTCTTCGACTATATCTTCTGCGATATCGATTAAATTAACAAGGCTATCCTCCTCGCTTTCAAATGAATTGATCGTATCGTTATGAATTTTATCTAATTCATCTACTATTTCAGAGTATTTTAAATTCGGATCAACCTTTTTAGCAAATTGCTGAATCCTCATACCCTCATCGAATGCCTTCCTTCTAACGGAAATCTTTTTGAGTTCTTTGATCGAACTTTCAAAAACACCCTTTGTAATTTTACTGAAGTTTAGGTTCCTAATATATTCAGAAATGTCAATAGCATCTGGAAATGTCATTCCAGAACGAGTGACCCTTTCAATTAAAATTGTCTCATCGAGAGCTTCTGCATTATTAAGTGCAGACCTCATCATTTTAAACAAAGTAATATTAACTTGAGAATCCTCAGAGAAGAAATCATCTTCTTTGATAATTAAACTCACTTGAGGCCACTCATCTTGGTGCTGCATCACTCCTGCCAGCACATTTGTTTCTAACGATAAATTCTTAATCATCTAAATCTAAATCAAAGCCCTCCGTAAATATATCACTTTCTTCTGCATCTTTTATCAATACTTCTATTCCTTTTTGAACTCCCATTCTTGAGGCATTGTTTTCAAACTTTGTAATGCAAGTGGGATCTCCCTCTGCATTAATATAAAACAAATAAAATCCCTTGTTGCCTCCTTTGGTCGTTCCTGTTCTATCGTATAATTTAGATAGTAAGGAATCTGGCAACTCTGTGTGCTTATTTTCTTCCATAATTTTTATATTCATCCCAGCAAAATCTATCGCTGGAACAGTCTTCTATTTCTGGCGCGTCAAAGGAGGGAGCCTTTCTTCCCACTTTCCTAAAACAACTTGATCTATAATTTTGATACGCCGGAAAATCATCTTTCTTTTCGTAAAAAATACTTTTCGCTAATTTCCCTTTGATTCCTCTTTTATCCATTTCCTTCTTAATCTGGAAATCATAAGGGTGTAGGTTGTCTTCTTCGTAAAATACTGGATCTTTTAAATCTTCATAAGGCAAGTAAAAGTTGCCAAAATTATGAATAGACTTATGGATGAAGCCGCCATAAAAAGGAAAGGCGACCTGTAGATCATCATCTACAAGAGATTCGAAGTTGGCTACTCCCTCTCTTTTCACGAAGGCATCTGTATAAATATTCCTTAGCTTTACAATTCCGCTTCCATTCTTAGCGAAAACAATGACTTTACTAGCTTCTCCTAGTAAGCTGCAATTAATCTTGAGACCAAAAACGAATCTTTTGCCAGTCTCCTTCTCCTTCTTCACAAGCCTCCTAAATGAATAGAAAGAATTTTCTACAAATGGGATTTCGTCTAATTCCTCTCCGAGTTCGAAAACTCTATCTGTAGTCAAAATTGATTTCCCAATGGAAAAGTGGGTTGTGAATAATGGTATCATCTATAAGAGTATACCGCCTTCCAGAAAGCCTGTCAACTAAAGATCTAGACTTTCTATCTGCTCTTGTAAATCCAAGTCTTCTCTAACTCTATGGAGAGTGATTTCGTTTAATTCGCAGAATCTTTCTTTATCATCGTCCCTCCTTAATTGGTCAATAAATTTTGATTTATTGTTTGAATGAAAGAACTTTGAGAAGGAATAATGCTGATTACCGTCTACTTCGATAGCTATTTTTTGAGATGCATTATAAAAATCCAAACTCATCCTAGTTCCTGCTACGGGAAGTTCTTCATAAACGAAGTCAGAATGCCAATACTCATACAAAAGTATTTTGGCTCTTCTTTGCAATTTAGAAAGAGATTTTCCGTCCCAATCTATCTTATACTTATAAGAGCTTTTAACTTTTGTAGGATAGCCTTTGAGGTTTTTAAACACCATTGAATATCTCTCTATCACAAAACGAGTTTAACTTTTTAGTCAAATCTTTGTCTTGCTCTAAAGCTCCATAAATATTATCCAGACCCTGCTTCTTAAATTCCTCGCCTAAGAATTCTGTCAAATCATCCGAAGAGTTAAACCAAGATCCCTTTTTCTCAATGAATCCCCAAGCTAATAGAAGGTCAACAATTTCTCGCTCGACCCAAATTGATGTTCCATTTTTTCTACCGAACTTAATTGGATAGGAAATTGGAATCATAGAAGTTTCATTAGTAGATTTCCAAATCTTTATTTTAGCCATTCTACCAATGGGTTTATTACTAGCACTGATTTGAGCATCTTTGCTTGGTAGAATATGATCATCCTGATTGGGTCTTAAAAATTCAATAACCCAGTCTGGATAGTGAACAGCCGCGTTGCCTCCGCTTGCTCCTCCTAGCTTATTTTTATCTTTAGTAGCATATTGGCTCGCTCTAATTTCAGCCCTGACCTGACCCATCATGATGCATTGATGACCTCTTTTAGCCATAGCTAAATTAACCCTTTTCAAAAAGTCACTCGTCATCACGGCTCCTGCTGCAACTTTAGCTGCGTCCGCTGTTCCTTTATCTAAAGCATCTTTAGGAATAAGCCCGTCCATAGAATCGATAATAATATTATATCTAACTTTTCCAGCATTTTGTAGCAATGCCCTGATCCAGTCAAAAACGAATTCATAAACATTAGATTCTACAACCAGAGTAGTGCCGATTTCCCATTCAGTAGGATCATGAACAAAATTAATTTTTGTCCTTTCTTTCATCTCTTCTGAAAGACGACCCTCTGCTTTAATAAAGATGCCTTTAGAACCCTCGACAGTCTGTAAAAAATTACCTTGAATCTCTAGAGCCTCTGCTGTTTTGCCTGATTCTGTAGGTCCGACAAATCTGATCAGGCCGGATGAAAAACCCCCATCAGTAATTTCGTCTACAATCTTAGAACCAGTTGAGACCTTGTAATCTCCTTTAAACTCCTCGTAATTATAATGAAACTCCTTGTTAGATTTAAAAAACTTTTCTGTTATATCTTTGTCGGTCGTTTCTTTTTTAGTTGCAGCTTTACTCATTTAAAAATTCTCTAAATCCTTTGTTAATTTTCTTCGTATAATTGTATCCTTGTTTTTCAGTTCCCTCAACCACTTTGTCCTGCTTGGGCTTGTAAGAAAAGATCTTTGCATTCTTCTCTAAATATTCCTTTCCATCCGGCGAAATAAACCAAGCAAGACTATTCATGTCAAATGGTTTTCTAACTACATTGAGAAAATCAACAGGATAAGTCGAAAAAATATCTTTGGCTATCTTTTGCTCTCTAGCATAAATAACTTTAACATCAGGAGAGATCATCCTTTTTATGAAGTCTTTTCTTTCTTGGAAGTATGTTGGAGCCTTTGGCATATTTACAGAGAAACCACTTTCGGGATTTCTAATTTATGTTTTCTATAAAATTCTTCGTTAAATTCTACGCACTCTTTTTCTTCATTCCACTTATAGCCGCAATGACCGAAGTGATCCATTTGATAGAAGCACTTTCGTTTTCCTATATTATCATTAAGCCAAGTATAATGATCAACCCAAGCTACTTCTTTTGGAATTTGTAAATTTTCTAATTCTTGATAGAAATGAATATTTGCATTTGTAGTGTTAGTGTAATTTAAATCATTATCGCCGTAGAATTCTTTTAGGTAATATTCAAAATAACTTTTCCTAAAAATTCTAGGTGGACAGAACGGTTCTTCCAAATAATGCTTTTTGTCAAATACAAAGTTCTTTAATGGCACTTTATACCAACATGAGTAATTTTTCTCGACATACTCGCAAATATTTTCAATATCTTCAGAGGAATAAATTTCATCTGCGTCTACAATAAACAAAAAATCAACATCATTATCCTTTAGGAAATCCAAGGCCAAACTTCTAGCGTCAGCTTCTTTGATGAATTTAGGGAAGTCAACTAAATTATGGATCTTTCCTTCTTTTAAATACTCACGCAGAATATTAGTAGTATCGTCTTCAAATGGTTCTTGATTTCTGTATTCCAAAAATGGAACCGAAACGGCGGAAATAACAAAGTTATCTCTATCGATAAAGTTCTTCAAAGAGTCCCTTACATACTCTTCTGAGTTGTATCCGCAAAATAATATTCCGTATTTCATTTATTAGCCTTTATCCAATCCTCTTCTCCAATGTGTTCTGCATTAACTTTTCTAGGATCAAAAAAGCAGAATGGCTTTTCAGAATCTGAAAAAACTTTTAACATCTCGCCAGAAACTAATTCGCAATGGACATCATTAAAAAAGGTTTCATGTTTTGATGCCTTTTTATTAATCAACCTAACTGAATGATACCATTCTTTTAATCTAACAATAGTTGGTTGAAATGTGAATGTAGGGCCGTATTCAGTGTATTTCAATCCTTGTCTGAAAATGCCTTCAACAATGCTCTCCTCTGCCTCTTGCAGGTTTTGATGAATATCGTGGTTTATCCTAACGCACATCGTATTTAAATCTCTATCCATTAGATTGATAGCATTAATTATAGATGATGTTGGATTTGTTTGAAAATTTAAGAGCCAGTCGTCTTCGCAGACAAGGACATACCTTTTTTTATGCAAAGGCCAATAACCTAAAGCTTTCTCCATGTCCTGATAATAACCATTAGCATGGGAAGAGGTGTTATGGCTCCAATCTCCGGCTGACATTAAAACATCAAATCCTTTTTCTTTCAAAAACTTAATCATTTCTGAAACAATTTCAGGATTATCAGTTGATGAGTATTTTATATGAGCCACTCTAACAAGAGATTCCCAAAAATGAGGGAAGCACTGAATTAGTCTATTTACTGTGTGTTTGTAACAATCTGTATAACCGAAGTGACCTTTGGTTGAAGTATACAGCACTATGCCTAAATCGTCAACCATCATTTCCACCACTCCTTTTCTAAACCATGAGGTCTTGCTTCGTTTTCTTTTTCCAAAGTATCTAAATCCTGTGCAACTTCAACTTTTTTCCCGTTTCTTGCGCTCCAAATTTTACTCCAAAATTTATTGTTTTCAATCCTGTTGTTTAAATTTAAATAACCTAAATGTATAATGTGAGGAAATTGCGTATTGAATTTTCCGTTTTGCGTTTCTGTTTTGAAACTTAATTCGGCAATTGAAGACGTTAAATCTCCATTATGGTTGATTAATTCGCAAGTATCTGACTTTGTAACATCAATTGTTCCGTCATTTCTTATTGCGAAATTTACTGGACCTCTTTTCGTTCCAGCTTTGGTATGGATATACCATTTAGCATTTACTGATTTATAAGAGTCAAGGTCTTTATACAAATCAATTACTGGAATATGGCATCCTAGCGGGATTTTGAACTGAATAATTCTTTCAGCCAAATGCTTCCAATAACTCTTTTTTCCGCCAATTCTTTCATCAAAATCCTGTTGAATGACGATTTCATTAGAGCAAGCTTGCAATGCTGCGTTTTTTAACTTTCCATCAAAAAGAGGGTCTTCTAAATTTGTATCTTTTTTGCCAACCACTTTAATACCACCTTTGAAGCTTATAGCCTCTGCCGCGTATTTAATCGCCGTAACGATACTATTTTTTTCATCTTCAAAAGTAGCTATTACAATTTCGTCTGCGTATTTAGACCAATTCAATAAAGCGTCTTCCAAGTCAAAAAGACCGCTCTCAACGTTAAATAACGAAGAGTATACAGAAATTTTCATGAATTTTTTCTATTATGCATTTAAATAAATCCTATTCAGGCCAACCGTTGACATTAAAGGAACTCTTAACTTGATTTTCAGGAATTTTACCGTCTTCCCATTTTTGAGTTTCAATAACCTCTTCCCACTCTTTATCAGACAAAGGCGGATAACCGAACTTTTCTTTAACTGGACCTTTTACAAGCCAAAGTTTCTTATTGTGAGGGAAGTGCTTCCATTCGCTTCCATCTGGATTTTGTCTAACACTACTCCAGCCACAATCCCCAAAAATAGGGAATATTCTGTTGCTCCCGTGATGAACAGAGAAAAACTTTAAATGATTTTTCTCCATATAATCTTGAACACTTTCTTCTGACCATTTGAGATCCTCAAGTGGACCGGGGCCTCCTCCAGATAATGGAGCTTTGAAATAATCGGATTTCCTAATGAACTGCGCCCTTTCTGAGTATTTGCCTTGGCCCTGATTTCCAGCTAAATCGATATAGAAAAAATCATCTTCATTAATAATTCTTTTAAATTCTGTTATATCTTCTTCTGTGATTTCACAATTTAAAACATGATCAACTTGAACATAAAAAGCGAACTCAGATTGACACTGCGCGAATAGCTGAATAGTCCCAAGCCCACAACCAGTATTAATTTTATTATGAATAATTTCGTCACAAAGACCAGCATCCAAAAATCCTTCCGAATATTTATTACCTCCGTTATTTAAAACTGTAATCTTTTTTTCAAACTTGGCATTTTGCTCTAAAGAAAGGAGTAAATCTAATAGTTGTTCTGGTCTATTATAGTCTAATATAAGTATTTCAGTCATCTAGTTTAATATCTTGTGGAGGTTTCGTAAAATCAATTGTAGCATGTTTAGTTTCAATTTTACTTGGAACGTCGTGAAAATGCTTTGACTTGTTTTTTCTTTCGTAATCTTTGAAGAATTTTCTTTTAACAGGATCTTCTGCTCCTGATTTGTGCTCCCTTTCTAGAGACGCCTCTCGGCTCATATCAAACATATCTCCCATTGTCCCTTTCATTTGACCTGCTTTTTCTGCGAGACCTCTTGTATCAAAAGGGTTAATTTTAGATACCGAATTGACAGAAGCATTTGGAACAGTCCAAAGTCTGCGACACTTATTGCCGTTTGAAGGGTTGAAAAAAGAGTGATCTTCTGACATTGTTTGAATAATGTCAAACACTTCTCCTGTTTCGTCGTCTATGTAAGAATATAGAGGCATTATTGTCCTTTAATGATTTGTTTAATTTTATCAATCGAGTCGGAATAAGTAAAGTCTTTTTGTAACTTTAACCCATTTTTGTTCTCTGTCTTAGCTCTTTTAACAGCCTCTTCAATCCCTGAAATAATTGATTCGTCAGAAATTGAATAAAATTTACCTTGATTAAAGGAAGATCCTTTGTGAAAAAATACATTGTCATAACAATCTCGTTTTTCTTTTTCAACATCAACTAGGATCGCATTATCCTCTGTTGCCCAATCTTTATGAGCACTACAATTTGAAACAACGGACCAGTTACCAACGGCAGTGGCATTAAAGCTTGGAAGATTCCAGCCCTCTCCACTAGACAGTCCGCTTAGGTCGATATCAATTGATCTAGTAAGCAAGTTTACTTCGGAATTTGTTTTTAATGTATTTAAGAAATTAATATTATTCCAATGTTTATTGCCCACTGTCTGCGATATAACTTGCCTATAAATATCTTTCTGAAAAAACGGATTATTAACCAAGCAAGTTAGCTGATATTTAGGATTATTACCGAATTTATCAAGCCAAAGTCTAATTATTCTTTGTGTGTTTTTTCTTTTTTCTAGCTTACCAACAAGCCCAAAATGTATTACGTCATCGTTCTTCTTTGGCTCAACTTTAATGATGTCTTGATCGAACCCCAATGGAACATAATGAACATTATCCAAGCCAGTTGAGGCAAAAAGGTCGCGAGCCTCTGAAGAAGAAAAGATTGTTGCTTTATTATTTTTAACTAGATTAATTTCCTCCAAAGTAGGCTCGTCTGTTTCATAGAAAGTGTATAAATACCGATTAGCCCCAAACGATTCTTCTGATCCATCGATATGCCAAACTTTTAAAGTTGGCTCGTCTTGATCGAACCTTTTAAACCTACCCTCGTAAGCTTCTGAAATTGCTATTTTTACAGACTCTTCCAAAAGATCAAATGCCGCAAGGTCGCAATTATTTTTCTGTGGAAAGAATGCAGTGAGATCCCCTTTTTTAATAAGTTCTCTCACGAAATTCAAAGATACATTTCCCAACGAAAGCGAATTGATAGGTGCGTTAAACTGCATAAGACTTCTTTAAGTAATTTATAATTTTTTTATTAGTAGCTTGGACTGCTTGAGGAGAAACTCCGTATTTCTTTCCGACTTCTGCGAAAGTCGCCCCACAAGAATTCTTTCCACCAAAATAAACATCTTTAAAGATCTTATAGTGCTTTTCTGAGAATTTCAATTCAATTTTCTCCAGAACTCTTTGCGACTCTTCCTTTACTTCTGAATAAAACTGTCCTGATAGGTCTGTGGACCCTCCCATCTCTTCAACGAATTCATGGAATTCTGGCTGACTTTTGAGTTTAGTTCTTTCAGTCAAGCAAACATATTTAGTTTTATTCGCCAACCAAGTCACGAACTTAACTCCTTTATCTTCATTAAACGAACAAATGGCGTCATAAATTACCTCAATTTTTCTTTCGTAAAAATCATCTAGCTTGGATTTTTCCTTAAATCCCGGCAAATGCCTTTTAACCATATCATAATAAACTCCAGAATGTCTTTCTGACAATTCTATAAGAGCATCGCTACTATTTTGCTCCACGACTTCCTTGATTAAAGTGCTGTCTTCTTTTTCTTTCATGTTATTGCCCTGTGCTCCCAAATCCTTTATTTCCTCTAACGCTATCACAATTTTCAAAGCTGTCAACAGAAATTATCTGAGGAGAGACTGGCTGTAAGAAAACGATTTGCGCTATCTTGTCCCCCTTATTGTAAAACTTACATGGCTTTACATCTCTTAAGATCCTGAATCTTAATTTGATCTCCCCTCTGTAAGACGCATCAATTAATCCCACAGAATTACAAAGGGATAAATTGTAATTACTGATACTTGATCTTGGGAAGATAAAGCCATGAAACTGGTTTGAAGAAGGGGCCAATCTTACTCCAGTTCCATACTCAATGAACCTACCCTCTCCTTGCACCTCGCCATCAGTTGCGGCAATCAAATCAATTCCAGCGTCTCCTGCTTTTGGTAAAACAAGACCGTTTCCAATAGTTTCAACGTATATTTCCATAACTCACTATAAGAGCCTCAAGAAGGAAAGTCAAGCATTATTTTTTCTTTATTTTGTAATTGTTTTTTGTCTCTAGAACTAATATATTACTCACGTAAGACGGTTCATTCTTCGGCTCTTCTTTGGTTGCTCTGTAAGTTTCGAGCCTCATCATTCCAGTCCGTTTTAATTAACCGAGGGAAAACTACTCGTTGTTTTTCCGAGAGACTCGCTTTGCGAGTCTACGTATAGAATACTTCGGAATACTTCCTACGTATTCTATACGTATAATATAAGCGGCAAAAAATATTTGTAGAGCTAAAAAATATCCCTTCTTCTATTGACATGAGCCAAATAACTCTTATAATGTCAGTTATATGAAAGAAGTAATAGTGACTCAAAAAATGCTCATCGACGCTAGAAAGAAGGCGGAAGAGATGGGCGCGATTAGGAATAGCATCCTAAACGGAGGTGGGAACCTTGCTGGATTCGTTGGTGAGTTTATTGCCCAAAAAGTCATGGGGGGAAAGATTCAGAATACCTTTGAATACGACCTTGTTCTTGATGATGGAACGAAAGTTGACGTTAAATCAAAGCAGACAGCAGTTGTCCCTAAAGACTATTACGATTGCTCTGTTTCCGCATTTAGTAAGAAGCAGGATTGTGATCGTTACGCCTTTGTCAGGGTAAAAAAAGATTTGACAGTAGGGTGGTTTTTAGGGACCGAAACTTCGGAAAATTATTTTAAGAAGGCTAGATTTCTAAAAAAGGGTGAAAAAGACGGCGATAATGGATTTACCGTCAGAGGGGATTGTTATAATTTGAAAATTTCAGAATTAGATCAATGGAAAAAAACAGAAGGGTAAGAGTTAAAAAGATCGCCGCCTCTAGCGAGCCTAAATATAAAACGCCAAAATTTGACGATTATGAAACTGGAGTGCATGGAAATCAGATGTCTGTTCCAATTGAATATGAAGTAGAAGGAAGGCTACTTATAGACGTAGAGGAGCAGGGTTTTATTTATATTTCAAGAGACGCAAGGAATGGCGTTGAAGCAGACAGCTTTTTTAGATCCAGTATAATTCAGACAATAAAAGGCAATATCG